TTCATTAAGAACATTAGCGTCGACAGTGAATACTAATTTCACAGAAAATTTATCAAGTGAACCTCTATTGCCCATGCACAATTTTGCATAATCTATCGCCGGCGTCGCTCTGTTTATCGTCGACGATGTTCCAATTCTCTTTTTCATCGAAGCGCCAGCGAGGCTTCCTACCACTGCTCTCTTAGCTGACGACTTCATCATCTCCTTGATGTCTACGTTCTCTTCAGCCGACGAATTTATCTTACTCAGGATGCCATCTGAAAACACTTTCTGTAGTGATTTCAAATCTGAGTTCACGAATTGCGTTCCCTTATCTCTCCTCCTCTCATCTCCCTCATCATTCTCAACAGAACGTTTGACGAGCATGTCGAGCTCTTCCAGAGACTGTCTAGCACTCTGAGCAGCTCCGTCAACGATGCTAGATAACACCTTTACACCGCTGGCTGAATTCACAATGAAATCAGAGTTTGAGCTTGATTTTCTTCGCGTCGTCGGAGTATCGACATTGGACTTGCCTATGAACTTTCTCGATGACACGCCTTTGCTAAAAGGAGCTACTCTTCTCTTCTCTATTGAACTAGCCCTACGTCCTCTCTTCTTTATGCTGTTAGAAAAAGTCAATTACTTCTTCTCCACTGCATCACTAGATGCCTCAGCTGCTCCAGCATCAGCAGACACTTTCTTTTCTATCTCACCGTCTCTATACATCTGCAAGTCTCCGCGATAAGATAATACATTGGCGAGGTCTCTCTTTGATGAAATCTCAGTAAGTCCTTGCCCGCTGCCACTTGAATACGCTCTCACAAGATATCCTTCTCGTGTTCCCTTATCGAAGAAATCATTTACATCTAAATCTATAATAAGTCTAGATGTTTCAAACTTTCTATATCCCCTAATGAACGGTCCAACACTTTCTACTACTCTACCAAATTGATCATATGTAACATTCTTATCCTGTATTGTCTGTTGTTTCGTATCTATCGAAGCAGTATAAAATTCAGGAATTTGAGCAAGCTCAGGTAATATTTTCTGGCCTTGTGGCATCGTAAAAAGAAGGTCTTGAATATTCGTCTTATCATCTGCAGACGAATTCGACGCATCAGGAAGTCCAGTGACCGCCTCCCTAACGAGAGTAGCTTCTATCTGTTGCACTTTTGAAGATGATAACTCAGTAGCAGAAATAGAACCACTGAAATACTGATCGTCTTGCCTCATCGGCGGGTCGTAATCCACCTCATCGTCTGAAAAAGCATAGTACTCAAGGTTCAACTTTCCCTGTGAATACAGCTCACGACCGTAATCTGTGAGCACCATATCGACCACACGTGTCTTATTATCTAGAAAACCAGCCATTTCAAATAACTAGACAGACCCAGAGGTCTTCTGTAAAGCGATATCCTTGGAAAGGAGCGTAACTCCTGATTTCTTTGATAGAAGAGCTTTCAGAGTGAGAGACGGATCGACGTTCGCTCTCGGTGTAAAGATATCAGATATCAACTTCTTATTTGCTTCGATGTCACTCTTTATGAAAAATTGAAGCTCAGCTGGTTCACCTGATCCCGATGACAACGGAATTAGTGGTGTCCCGAACTCATTATTTAAAAACGCATATCTCGTAGAAGCATGATCTGAACCAGATAATCTATCCGCTAGAGACCCTGTTATTCTCGTGAAGACAGCAAAATCAGAATTTATTGAACCTGTCTCCTCAATTATTCCCGCAGTCATGCCGTGTGGTCGCTCCTGGACGTAATATACTTTGTTCTCTTTATTGTTCGCCAGTCCCAAGTTATTCAGCACAGAAGCGTTTATCCTCGTATCATTATTAAAATCAACGCCAAGGGCTGCCTGGGGAGATGAACCAGACACTCTTCTTGCTAACAAATCACTACTTTTGAAATATCCGTGACTGCTAAATTTATATCTTCTGCTTCTCGTCGCTAGGTCACCGTAATACGTTGAATCTGCTTCATATGTTATTTCAAGTCTTATCTGTCTGAAGAATGCCAAAACTGTCGAACTGTCGTATAGGACTATCCCTCCTTTGCTATACGGGCTCGTCACGACCAAAAACTCCCAGTCACCCTGCATCTGAGTTCCTCGCAGCCCTGGTCTCCTTCCTCGTATCGGTGGTCTTGCCTCTTCTTTTATTGCGATAGTGTCCTGAACTTCCTCTATTGCATCCAGCATCGGATAATACGGCATCATGTCTGCTGGTCCGTAATTGCTTCCCGTCGTCGGCCACTCATTGACGTCGGCCACCCCTCCTCCGCCAGTGAGCCATCCGTCCGGAGGAGAGCCGGCTCCAGATAAATCTGCTTCTACATTCACATACCAATCATCGACGTCAGTCGTCCATGGATAATCATTACCAAAGCCAGTATCTGCATTTGGTGCACCCGTGGCTCCCTCCGTGGCCCAATCGTTGCTGGGAGCACCATCGGCGTAGAACGCATCGATGGTACATGGGTTGTGTTGCGTTGAACCGTCATGGAATACAGTTCTAATGTGCCTGTCCCTGCCCCACGATGACATGTTCGTCTCAAATTTTTCTGCAGCCGTCGAGCCTGACCTTCCTACCCAAAGAAGAAAAGACCGCCTGAATATCGTAGAAATTGCTGGCTGTTCCGCGGTCTCATTACCATCTTGAAAATTCGTCGGAGCATACTCAGACAAACCCCTTGCTGCATTCTTCAATCTAAAATCATTCAGAATTGGAAACGAGAAAAAATCCCCCAACGACGGGTCCGGGCTTCTCATGGCAAGGACAAACGAAGAAAGAGGAGCGGGAAAACTATCGCCAGTCCATTCAGTGTCCGCCCCCGAAGAATAAGTTCCTGAGTTGTGCATAAACTCTACCCACACTCTTATGTCGGCTATTCTTCCCCTGTCTGGAACGTTTAACGTAAACTTCGCGACTTTCCCAAATGATGCCGAGAACTGCAGGCCCAGATTGGTATCAAATGTATCTGACATATGATCTGCATCTGCCATCATTGTATCTGAGCCTGACATCTTGTATACGGCTTTGAAGTACTGCTTCGGCTTCTTCGTGTAATATAGCGTGCCTGTCGCAGAAACAGCTGTGCTTTCAATAGCTCGTGAACCGCTGTTATACGCTTTGTAGTGTGAAAGTTCGTGCTCCGACGATGAAAGAGCAGATATCACGAACGCGTGGTTTAGCTTCGCGTCAGTCTGCGTCCAGCTCGGCGGGCGAGAGTGGTCATTATCTATTGCAGTTCCATCAGCGTAGTTCTGCTCATGACCCAACTCAGACCTCAGGCCCCTGCCGATCAGCCAATCGTTGTATCGAGCACGTTCCTCAAGGTTCTTGAAGTTCAATGCATTCTCGATATCGATGCTGGAGGTTCTGAGATAGTCGTTTGTTGCCATGTTCTCGTCCAACGGGTGTATTAACGTGTCATTCGCCTGATACGGATGTTTGACAATCCCGCCTTTGTTCGTCGCATTTTCGCTTACGCTTCCCGTAAGTTGTATGATGTCCCCTGCTGACATTGTTTGTTCTCCCTACGGCAGAGGATACTTTATAAGTCCTGTCCTATTCGTTACCACTAACGTCTCTCCAGAGTGACTTACGCTTATCGTCTTTATCGCTCCCACATGCGCTTGGCTTACGTTTGCCTGCCCTAATATTCTCGCGCCAGGTCTCGGTTCTGGAAATGTTGCCTCCATTGCGTTGCCCAGTAAGAGTGGGTCATCGAGAAGAAACAGTATATCGATGCCCTCTTCATCATCACCGCCATAAGTAGCAAGGTTATTCCCCTCTGATGAAGCATCGGTGTGGTCGTCATCTACGCCACGATACCAATTACCAACAAGATTTGCTTCTCCTGCTGGGTCATCAAGTAATTTTGTATAGTTCTCATTGATTTGTGCAGGCGTTCTCAGTGTATTCCAAATTCTAACATCAAACAACTGACCGCCCACCGTATCTCCACCAGCTTCTGGACTCATCAAGACGAAATCTCCATTGCTGCTGTAAATACTATTCACGGTTGCTGCTTGTCCCGCACTAGAACCTGTAAGCAAGTCTACACCATTTTTATACAAATGCCACTTGCTCTCAAACGCAGCAGATATGTCAAGCGTAAATGCCCAATGATCCCATTGCCCCGCAATAAGATTTATTACACTCTGGTTCCACTGTCTTTGCTCGCCCAAGTTCGCGTTCGAACTTCTGACAGCTGAGCGGAAGCCACCACCATCTAGCAAAGCATAAAAATATGGAGATTGACCTCCGCCAGTCGAGTTTCTTTTCTCTATTATGCCCTGCGGCGAATTTGTAACAGAGAGCGTCGAAGGTTTCATCCAAAACTCAATAGTATGGTCATTTTCACCGTTTAATCTCTGACCAGAAAGGACTGACGTCGATGGAAAGAGAGTTCCTCCGCTGTCTTTAACGCCAGACCCTTCATCGTTATCTACATCAAAAAATGGAGAGTATAAAGACATTTACGTCGGCTCGTCAGCTGGCGGAACCACTGTGTTAGGAGTTGCTTTTACAGATGATGGAACACCGACTTTCGTTCTCTGTATCACACCACTCACATTAGATTTATCAGATGACATCTGTATCACAAATACATTACCAGTTATTTTTCCGCCAGGTCTAGGTTCTATGTTATCAACTTCATGTCCTGGTCCCGGCGGCAATGATGACGCAGATGGAGCCATCTCAACGCTACCGAACGGCTCATCAAACCCAAAACCGCCTATACCAAAACCGTCTACAGACATCATCTATCCTATGATAGGCTCCTCTTATATAGAATGAACTCGCTGCCAGATAAGATACTTCCATCTTCGAGATCAAACTTTATTGTTGAGACGCTCGATGACATGTCTGTCCATATGCCGTTGTAAGCACGTCCTATTGGATCTGTTCCGTTAAACCAAATATTTCGTGAAGTATAAAACCTGTTCGCGGTAAAACCAGCTATCAATTTTCTTGGGTCAAATTCTATGTTGCCGAATGAAAAATCAGTTGATGCGTTGAAGCGTGATATTTTCCACCCATCATTGTGATCTTCAGTTGTATTGCCAAGAGAAATTCTCTGAGACAATAAGTTCGCTGTCACGCCGTTTGGTGAAAATTGTAAGTGAGTGCCGTCTGCTTCACTCGACGGTGATGCTCTAAATGTAATAAAATATATTCCATCTGTGTCTCCATCCAAAGCAGTTCCATTCGTCGCCCCACCATCGCTATCTCCAAACCACACAGATGCGGTCGTCGTTGTCACAGTGATAGTATCGACATACGTCAATGCTCCTGCAGTGCCAGCTGATACTGTTCCCGAGACATCGACAGTCGCAGTTCCGTCCATCTCATCAGTCACGCTTACTACAATTCCACCAGAACCCGTAAAGTCAATGACAGATGCAGTTAATACTGTCGCTACTCCATCGAGATGAACGTCAACGACATTCGAACCTGTCGGACCTGCAGGACCCGTCAAACCTTCAGTTCCAGAAATTGCTATCGTCGTTACTCCGCCATCATCATTTACACTAACTAAAATTCCACCAGAACCCGTGAAGCTTGCAGTCGCTGCTGTCGCCTCAAGTGAGCCCGTCTCCTGCCACTCTACGCCAATGATACCACCGCCGCTCGCAGCAGCACTGACAGAACCAGATATGTCAATCGTTGCTATTCCTCCCGCTTCACTCACGCTCACAACGATGCCGCCAGAGCCTGTGAAGCTTGCCGTAGCAGTAGTCTCCACTGCAGCGCCTGCCTGCTGCCACTCAACTCCTAAAATTCCACGCCAATCGACGCCAGCACCGTCGCTTGGTCTTCTGTCTGCTGTTCCATCAAAGTGAATATAGTATGTGCTTCCATCGGTGCTTACTACATTTCCTAATTTTCTATCGGTGCTACCAAGTGCAAGCGAAATAACGCCATCATCTCTTGCGAATACCTCATCACCAGTTGCTGGATCTGTTCCCGTCAATGGACCAAAGATACCCATGTAACGCGCAGTAAAGAGACTGCCACTGATTGGGTCGGAATTCGAGCCACTTGCCACTTCTCCCTCTACCATAAACAACGTGCTCTGAAAGCTTCCCGTCGCCTCTCCAGATACCCTACCAAATTCTAATATTCTTTCTTCACCAACTGAACCTGACTTTATGAACAGGCTTCCCGTCGGCCTCACAAGTTCTCCTCTCGTCAGAGCAGTCTTGGCCAAACCTACAACCGTCCCTCCATCTCCTACTTCGTCATCAAGCTTATCGTGTATCTCCTGCAAAGCACGAGCCCAACCATAGCTACCGCTCTCTTCAGTCTTCTCTCCTGCTGCTGGTGACCTCAACCATGACTTCATATGGCGTACAGCCACAACAAACGACGCAGTCAAAGTCTGGTCTGCATCGACTATGAGCGTCCCTGCATATGAACCTTCTTTATTTGGAGTAAACGTTGGTGTCTCTGACGTTGGGTCATCGAATCCATCGTAAGAACCAGAAGGTTGGCTTCCCGTCGCAACAGCCCAGAGAAAACTAGTCTCTGCTCCATCTCCATCGTTCGTCAAATTCACCGTAGAACCGATTGGAACGACAGCGAAAGAGCTTGTCGCTCCATTAATTGTTATTTTTGCTATAGGCATGTCAGACCCCTATGCTACCAGTAATGTAACGAGGAAACTTTCTTCCTGTCTTATCATCTTTCTGTCCGAACCTCGTCCACATCTCAATGCCACCTGTTGGAATAAACTGAACGTCTTGTTCTCTTCTTCTCTCATAAACGATTTTCGGTCTCTCGAGCATGTGGCTCTCCACCACAAGTTCGTCACCCATGAAATAAGCACGTGCCGGGATGAGCTTCCTCACCATGTCGATAAAAGAGCGATCGAAAAAGTCCAGCAAATCCGCGAACAACGTAAAGTTCAGTCTTCCCTGCAGTCTCTTAAAATAGTGTTCTCTATACGTCTCAAGGTCCTCGTATTGAACCCTATACTTGTTTGCAGGAAACCCTACGGCTTCATTGAACATGTCCATAGACTGCACAATTTGTACGATGTCTTCATTGAGACTATCTATCATGTTAAACTCAAGACTTATCATCTTGCTGTCATTTACAAACTCGCTCTGCTTAATTTCCGGTGCATCGAAAATTCTTACTTTGTCATCACTCCATCCAAAATCAAGAGACGCAATGTAGTTGTAATCATTAAGAGTACGTTTATAAGCGTTATTCGAAGGATTGAAACCAGAGCCCCTGCCGTGGTTCTCAAACATCGAAAAATCCTCGATGCGTGGTTCTATCACGCCAGCTACAGATGCTGTCAAATCCTCATTGAGACGCCAATTGACTCTCAAATTATCTCCGTGAGCAACTATGTCAGACACACCGTAGCTTTGAAAATTTAATGTGTGGTCATCGAGCTCTTCTTTTGACAACTCTCTCGTCCAAAGTCGTGCTTCTTGCATCCAATATTCTGCATCAAAGCTTGCTGTTGCTCCTACATGAAATGTATCCCACGTCGCCGTCGTAATAAGACCGCTTGAGACACCCTTTAAGCTCGACGTCGTATAGATATCTATCTCATCTTCATCAAGTTCTCTAATGTTCACATTTAACGAAGATGATGCGTCGCTCATGATAAATGATATATTCTGCCACTCATTATTAAAGATGCCCAAGCCACCTGCACTGAGTTGGTTCGTCCCATCTGACGATGACAGAAGTAATGTTCCACTGTGCGAACCCACGCTATCTTTCTCGTAGCGCATCGTCATCCACGTATCTCCATCAACGAGAGACCAAAGCGTTCCAGAAAGCTTCGTCGCAGTGATGTCAGAACTCGATGTCAATGGAAACTTCACCCTTGTCTCTACAGTGAAATCAGTTCCTGGAATGTTATCTCCCGCTAATGCCAAAGTAATAGAACCAGTTAAACTACCAGAACCAAAGCCCAAAACTGGAACGCTTTTATCTGCCTTAATGCGTTCAGTTCTCACTCCGACGTTCGGAGTATGACCGAATTCCTTAATACGAACAAAATTCTCATTGATGCCATATGCCCTAAGCAGGGCTTTCACGCTCTCTCTTGTGCCTTTCGTCTTATAAAAATGCATGAGATTGATGAGAACGCGCCTCCAAAATTGATTTTTTATCTCAAAAAGCGCAACATCGGTCTCATTATTTCTGTTGAGATTCTGCAGGACGTTTCTTCCGAGAAGATATTGAAATGCATCCTTATTCAAGAAGTTACCAGTAAACTCCCATCCAAAAAACTTCGCAACAACATCAAGCAAAGCATCCGGTGTCTGGTCGAAATCACCGTAACTCGTCTTTAGAATGTTCGTGAATTGGTCTATGTGCAACTTAATGCTATCAAAATGTCTTCCACTAACGTATAGAAAATTCTTCAATATCTCAGTATTCTTGAATTCTTCAAGAACAAAAAACTGTTCTGGCAGCATGTTCGTTATGATATTCTCATTCTGCCTATCATAATCACTACCAGATGTCTGCTGTATCCCTATGTAACTGACGACATCTTTTGCATCAATTAACAACACAGGGTCAAGCTTCTCACTAGCAAGCAGCGAACCGCTCCCTCTCATCGCATCATAATAGTTCTGAACTCTTCCATTCAGACCGCGTCCCGAATAATCTATTACTACGCTATCGTGACTGGTGCTCTGCGCAGAACCTGAACCGTTGAACCTAAAGAGAGCAACCAGATTTTCTTCGGCATACTGCTTCACATTGAACGATGAACTTATGTTTGCTAACGTCCTCGGCTTTTTCCACACTTTGACATCATCAAGCGATCCTGTAAAAAATGTGACATTCTTACCATCCATCGTACCAGAAGCTACACTCATAGATGTTCCTGCCAAATCGATACGTTCGAATATCGTCAAGCTTGATGAATTTGCAAGAATAGGATACTGCGTTGAACTCCCTGTAAAAATGAGTATAGAACCCGTCGTATTCGTAGCATCGAATACGCCTTCAACATACTGATCACTTTCCAAAGCCATCTCTGTCGTCGCTTCATTGACGACAGAGCCCGACTTCATTCTAAATCTAACCTCTGAGCCCGTTAGATACAGCGTATAACCATCTTCATTTGAACCACTCACCTTCTGCAAAATGACCTGAACTTCTTCTGTTCCAGTCATCGCTGCTGGCACATTCAACCAAGCAGAGACAGAAATTGAAGATGTGTGCGGACTAAGTATTCCCGTTCTGTAGCTTCCTCCGTCGTCACCTACATCTTCGATGAGAATGTATGACGATGAAATTGAACTATCAAATCTCATGTGGCCAGCATAGCTTGGCCAGCTCTTTAAAACATGTTTTTGGTATCCATCTAAGTCATTCGTAAATTTCTGTAGTTGTGCACGTGATCCGTCAAATGGATACTCGTTTAATATCTTCTCCCCCGTAATATTGAAATAATCAAATGCTGAATTGAAAAACACGAAATTTGAAAAATCAGAATAATCGACTTTCAATTCTACATTTTCAAGCTCTCTTATCTTCTCTACGACAAAGTCCTGCTCTTCTGTAGCATCAGAAATCGTGCTAAGAGACTGTGGGTCAGATGCAACCAGATCGCCTTCTACCTTAAAGCCATCTCTAAACAGATCTAAAAGGTCACTTGCCACTGCCACTTACCTCATAAAAAGCTATAACTTCTTCTACAAGCTCGTCATACTTTTCTTCTTGATTTTCACCCATGATTGAAACTATAGCCTCATAATATTCATCCACTGTCGAATATCTGAATCGCATTACTTTACCCTAAATCTGTAGTCATTATCAATCTTTTGAAGTTGACCATCTACATTGAAGAAAAATACAATCTTATAGACTTCACTTTGCGCTAGAGAGTTCATGTAGAAACTAAAATAGTTTCCGTTTTCATCATAAGAAAGTCTCGTTGTCTCCGTGGAACCAGTTCCCAGAGGAATAATCACTTTGTTGGTGAGCGCATTATCGATTCTATAGTAACCCTTTTCGATGATCGTGTTACGCAGAACTAACGAACCTGTTTGCACGACGGCTGGATTATAGTTCCTAGTCTTTACAAAAAGGTTAAGTCTTGCTTTCTCACTAATCTCATACTCTGGTTTCAAATTCTTTACTTGAACTTGATATTCGTCCTGCTCATTATCCGTGTATGCTCCATCGTTGTGTGGAACAAATGTTCCAGTCATATACGACTTGCCATTCAAGCTCCATGCGTCACTAAAGAGAGAGCCTGAGTATGAACTTGAAGCCAACGCAAATGATGCACTGTATATGCCTGTCAATCCCGTGTGTGAAGCTGACACTGTCTGCACAGTCCCACTCAGGTCCATTACATCTACAGTTAGAACATCATTTCCCGTTCCCACGCCAGAAATATTAGTTAGCTGCCCACGCTGTTTGTTATAAAGGTATAGGGAGCTTGTTATATCGAAAAGAAATACGCTGCGCTGGTCCTTGACACTGTCATCCCATCTCATCTCAATGGTTGGTCGTCTATCAAGAAAATGTGTGTTCCTAGCATGGAACTTCTTCGTATAATAATCGTTAGCATCCCACTCTTCTGTGTCGGTCAGCTTAACCATGAAACCGTAATTTGGCATCCCACCCGTCAGCCATGCCCCTATGATATCAGATACATCGACCTCTATATCTTCATGACCAGTATCAAAGCTATATGTTGCAATAGTGCTCTCCACGAAATCGCTTCCAGTAGTATCCCACCAAACTGACGTCTTCGCTTTTTCCCAGTTTGCGACACCCTTGTCGGCATAATTGTCGTTATCTATTCCTTTGCCCTCATCCCATGATTGGGACATTCTGGATATCTCTATATCAAAGCTTGACGGTAACTCCTCGGCATGCTGAGCGTCAAACAACTTTAGATGATACGTCTGTCCAGTCGTCGGCGCCACGCTAGATGCTGTCAGCTTGGCAATTTCATCAAGATCAAATTCTAATAAAATACGTCCTATACTAGATGAAGCAGCATAGCCAGATGAACCAGACACTCCGGTCTTCTTAAAAAGTTCAAGTATCTCAGAAGCACCAAAGTTTGAACCAGTCTGTGGAACGTTGTTCCTCTTTACATTCGAAATGAATGTATCTTTTGATGGAAATATCCTGTATATCATTTACTTCGCCACTCCCACGATGTCCCTTCGAGGAAATTTAATCTCGAATATCGCGTCGTCGGGACAGTAGATGATGTTATTCATTGTCTGCGATGTTACATCAAATCTCGTGCTTGAGTATGAAAAACCATCATGAGTTCCCATAGTCGTAGAAAACTTAATCTCATACACAGAAATCACACCCAATACACTCTGCAACTCAGATGAAAGATCTGAAATCACTATTGGCTGTCCTATTTGCTGCTCATCTACATCAAAATAATCGATGGCTACATCAAGACATTTCGTTAGTACTTCAGAGCGATTAAACTTTGGAGATACGACAATGCCAAAATCCATCTTTAGATTGATAATCTTTGCATCAAGAATATTGATGCCATCTGTCATCATTCTATATTGCGAAATGTATTTCTTTATGTTCTTCTTCAACGTCGATGTCGCCGTGGTCAGATGACCGTTTGGGTCCTTCGACAAGACATGCATATCGATGGCGAGTGCATTCGTATTGTTTCTCTTGACGAACACCTTCTCTGGGCGACCGAACTTCTCAGGGATTGTCAAAACCCTAGCAACAAAATCGTCCTTCGTTACAACTCTGTTCTGCGCAGCGAAAAATGCAGCGCCATTCGCCTTAATCTCGCTGATGCTCTCAGGTGGAGCGCCTCCCTGTGTGCTCTTCATGTTTATGCATTCAATCGACCCTTCAGTTGCTGATTTCTTTTGAACATTCAAGTTCGTCGCATTAAACGAGATTAAAGCATTCTCAACGTTTCTTATAGAACCCGGCGGAACATTTGTATCGGGGCCACCACCCACACGATACTTAATCGTTAACGTCGTATTGAATGGACTAAGACCTAAGCTTCTCGTCTTTAGAAAGTTTTGAGGGTCTAGCTCAAATGCCGTGAAAGTCTTTCTCCCGGCAAGTGGAAGTGCATAATCACCCAAATTTGGAATAAGCTGGTCATCAAAATTCACTCCGTCACCAGAACCGAATACAAGTGATGTCTTCTTTGTGGTCGGGTCTCTATCGGTGATGAAACGCCTCGGAACAGTGAGCAACTTAAGAACGTATGGAACCTCGAAATTATCCTCGTCTGTATTCACATCGCTATCAAATACAGTGTCTTGTGCGAGATAATCGACTTCGGTCCAATCGTTGCCATCACTATCTACGACAGAGATTACCTCGATGACATTCTCATTTGACAATTCTACGGTCTTAAACTGTTCAAAATCTCCCACTGATACTGTATCTGTCTTCGTCTCTCCTGCTATCACATCCACTGGCTTACGAAGAGCAAAATGCGTCGGCAATCCCGTACTCGCATCAAACTGTGAGCCCGTGACTTCTCTTCCAATAGAAGCGCTAAACACTACGTTATCCAGTGTCTCGAACGTCGTTCCATTTGGCCCACCCGCCTTCGAGCCCTTCCTCAATATCGGTGAAAACGAATCATCTGGAACTGTGTTTCCCAAATCGTCCGTCGTAGCAGGAACCTCAATTATGAAATGAACCTTCCCCCTCGCCGCTCTATTTCCCTTCGGTCTATACCCCAAAGACTTCGCAAATGAAACGACGTTCTTCTCTTGACGTGCAGTCTCCTGTTTTAACTCGCTGAATTGCTGGTCCATGTAGAATGATAGAACGTCTCCTACGTATGCATTCAACTCTAACAGAGCCATTCCCGGCGAACTCTCGTTGAAATCCTGAAATGAGCCCGTAAAGTGGGCATCTGTGAATTTCATCAAGTCTCTCTTGAACGTGGAAAAATCCCTGTTCAGGTACTTTATCGTCTTCTCTTTATTGAATTCTGCCATTCTCTTTCCTCTGCACGCTATACTATGAACGCGGCGGAGCCTCTCAGGTCTGGCTTTGACGCAATTCGATAATCCATTGAGATGCCTATTGCATTCTCCGGAATGCTAGGACTGTCAGTTGAGAAAAATATGTTCAAAACATCAAGTTTAACAAAAGGAAGCCAGGTCGATATCTGCGACCTTATTCTATCGGCTATCCTAGATTTGAGCTCATTATCTCTCATCTGTTCAAACATGAACTCTCTCATGTTGCATCCGAAGTTGTATTGCATTACACGTTCTCCCCAATTCGTGATGAGAAGAGAATGTATATCTTGCTTTATTGCATCAATTTCGTTTGCTGTCGTCTCAAAATAGCCGACAGACCCAGATGACTTCGCAAACGGTAGAGTAAATCCAATAGACATTTACTCGTAAATAGGAAGTCAGACTGTTATTCTATGATAGGAAGGCAGGGGATGTCACGCCAGAAGTGACGTTAGTGACGATAACACGAACAGTCTTCGTATACGCATCTATGGCAGATGCGTATCTTGTTGCAGACTGTTCGACGGTCGCGTTTATAGATGTAGCTAAGCTAGTCCCAATTGGTATCAATGTTGTAGCAAGGCCAGATGCATTAGCTGTGACACCAGTAAAGCCTGGTGAGACCCACAGCGTCCCCATCCAGTAGGCCTCGATGCCCGCAGAGAGGTTCTGGAGGAACATACCTGGTCCACTAAGGGGAATTTTTATCAATGCTAGATTTAAGGTGGTAGGCAGGACGACACCGGCTATTGCCGACTGTGCGTATGAATGATACAGCGAAGACCACCTGCTGGCGGCCTCCTGAAGAGAAGATGGTGACGTTTCTGGATTCATCATGCCCCTCAGTCCATCTTCTAGGACTTTCTTCACGAGTGGCACTTTACTTAACGAAGACCTTTCTTTCAGAAAGATGTCTATTCGCTTGAAGATCTGGATTTGGAAGAGGTGGTCCTGAATTTCCTGTCGCTGTAGCATGAGCGTGGCCCGCAAATATCCTCGTAAAAGTCTCGCCCTTAATCACTCTTTCCGTAGCGTCAGAACCAAGCTCAATCTTAGGACCATCGATGATGACCGTTCCGTCAGACTTCATAAAGATGTAGGCGCCACCAACAGATATCTTCAAATTTTCCCTAGCTACAAACCTAAGAGCATCCGACTTCACCACAGCTGCCGCAACGTCATTCGTCTCTTCCTCAAACGTAAGTTCGAGGTTATCATCGACGTCCGTCTTCATCGAAAGGTAGATGAACGACTTATCGTCGATTGGGTCAGGATTTTCGCCGGCTCTCCCCACAATGATATGACATGAACCCGCTCTCTTTCCCCCTCCTAAAGAGTTTATGTCTCCGTATCCACTGTCAATGTCGGTCGGTCTGTCCGTTCCGAACACTATCATCGAATTGTTTGAGCCAGCTATTACCCTGTCACCAACACGCTTGACGAACTCGGGGACGTCCTCCCTCGCGATATCGTATGACATCTACTCAGGCTCATCCCCAAATGACCTCGAGAGCCTGCCATCGTTAGTAAGCCTTCCCGCGGCTATCTTGTCAGTATCATTTGCCGTCACATCTGGATTCGGTGGAGCATCGCCGAAGCTATTCGCCAACCTGCCTTCTTCGCCAAGCGTATATTTGTCCTGACCTCTAAAGTAATTCAGGTTCTCATCTCCGGGGACCTTCCCTAGCCACAGCCCATGCTCGTAGCTCTCATCCTCGAATGTAACATATATGTGCTCACCCGGTTTAACAGGGACGCTGTCATGTTCGGGCATCATCGGCCAAAAAACACGAAGATCATCATCTCCAATGAATTGGTCAAATTCATTGGAGATGATGCGAGCTTTTACACTATTTTTTGGATTCACCGGCCCAATCGTCGCCGGTGTATCAACACTCTTTCCGTCAATAACGTGAGTCATGAAGCCCTCGCCATCTGGATTCTCTAGACGAGCGCCGAACACATCAACGGCAATAACAAGAGCACGATACCATGTCTGAACATGATCACTCTTATTTCTTATATCTCCGCGTGCGTGGTCATTTATAAGCTCAGAAAGAAATATTTCTGGACGACGAAAACGCTCTATGTCTTGTGCCCTTGCCATCACTCTACACGATGGTCAATCTCATGCCACAATTCTTCTTCTTCATCCTGATCGAAACCACTGTCAGTGGGTGTCTTTTTAGCTACTAATTCTTCTTTTTGCTTTATTTTAGCAAGTTCAACGACCTGAGAATTCTGTTTCGTCAAGCTATCTACTATCTTCACGAGCGGCTCACCGACAGTTGCTATTACAAGTGGGTCTGCTTTTGTTAGCTTGAGAATTTCGTCATAGAGATCTTCAAGCTTCTCTCTATCTTTCTCGATATTCTCAAACGCCTTATCGATATACCCACTTGACTTTTTACTCACTATCTATTCCTCGTCGTAATACTTAAACTTCCATTTCACATATAGCTCTCTCATCTTCTTGAGAGACATTGCAACCTGCTTCTCATTTAAGCCTGTCATCTCACGCAGAAACATGTAAACTGCTTTCTTGTTATAAATAGCGACGCTATCTGAATTCTTCATGATGACTATTACGGCCTCAAGAACAGCTCGTTCACTAGGTTTCGTCAGCTTCGTTCTCCAAAAATCTAGTTCATTGAAAAAGCTAACCCAAAATTCCCTCTCTACTACGTCCTTCTCGTGACATGAGAAAGTCATTTCTGGATTGTTTTTGATATCTTCTCTATCTATCTGAACGTGTATATTCCTCTCTATGTTATTCTTCTTCGCACGTTCTCTCGTCTTTTGAATGAACCAATTTCTTGCTATTACATTGAAATACGAAAAACCCTTTGTCCCTCTTTCCGGCTTAAATTTCGGTAACATTTCATAAAGATTTGCAAAGCAATCTTGCTTCAATGTCTCTACATCATCTAAAGTATAAAATTTATAAACATATATTAGATTTTCAACAAGTTTCTCAAACGCCGGTCTGATTCCTTCGTTGAATAAGGCATGCTTCTCTTCGTCTGTCGTTGCTTCTATATACCTTTTGATATATTCGTCATTTTCTTCTGTGAAATATTGTGCCAATCATCTATCCTAATCTACAAATACTGGTGGATTGTGCTGCGTATTTTCTTTTTTATCTTCTGTGTGATCCGATAAATTTCTTGCGCTCTCAGCGTTTTCAATGAAATTCACGAATCTCTCAGACATCTCACGCATATTTCTGTATAACGACTTAATCTCATCAGAGTTACTAAATGTTGGTTTCTTTAGTTGCTCAAACAGATACTCTGTGAACACACTCACATCATCCGTTACCAAGTTCATTATGTCATCAAGTTGTCTTGCTCTTGTTATGAAGCGACTGAGAGCAATCGCTAGTAACACATTAAAACAAAATGAAATTAAGAAAAATGCCAACATCATTTCTTATCTCTCGTGTAACCATCTTTTGCCCAACCAGAGCCCTTTAGAGTGAAACTCGTCTTAGAAATAATGAGCTCCATATCAATGTTGCACCCATCATTACAACACATCGGCGCAACATGCCTATTTGATACTTTATTCTTCATCTCCAAAATACGCTTGCACTTTGGACATTGATAGTTGTAAGTAGGCATGCTTAGTTTTCTTTCTTGCTCTCTTTATACTCATCAGAAAGAATAAGCGTATCATCTCCAAATTGTGGAGTGAGGTCAATCGACCTCAATGCTTCTGATGCATCTGTCTGCGTCAGCAATGCACTCTGCACGATGGACATAATCTCAATCAAAACTTCTGGTGCTAACTTCATTTTCTATTCTCCTTCAGCTTCTTTACATTATACCGCATCGATGATGTGATGTAAATACTTCTTAGCGACCGACCAACTGAAAGTGCATCGGGTCAGTGTAAGACACTTTCTTCCAGTCGCGAACACACTGGCCCACCGACGGGCTTTCATATCCCACACCGAATTCCTGGACGCAGCTCTCCCAATCACCGTGTCCCCAATCTCCGCCCCACGTAAAACCACATGACTTGAATATTCTAACCATTCCATATGACACACCATTCGGCCACAGTTCCATCCATTCTTTGCTAAACGGTGGTGGTATCGGGCCACACTTCATGTTGTCAGACCACGTTTTTGCTCGATACTTTGACTTATTCTTATGCGGGTCAATGTCAATGGCTGCTCCCCATGAATGATAACTGAGCGGTCTGCTCTCATCATGTCTGATGTGACGATGACAGTATGAGCCCATTCTATCCACCTCGACCAGCCCAGCCACCGTGTCAACCCTTCTTAATGCTTCTTGGAGATATGGAGCTACGTATTCTGCGACGTGCAGCTTTCCAGAACCGTTATTCCAATTGCCAGGCAGTTTCTTGACAGTGGTCATTCTACATTTTGGAAATGCAAGATGCTTCTTCTCTTTAGGAGCGCGACCGTAAAGAGCATAGAGCTCTGTTCTATTGCTAGGTATCTCCGCCGGACCATGAAACTCCTCAAACAGCGTCTCACAATTACCATGCGCATCAAAAACCTTTTCAACAAAAGAAAGCTCACTCTCTTCCTCAAAAGTCTTTCCAAACTCCTTCTTTCTGATTATTCCGCAGATGCTTTCGATAAGTCCCATTTGCTCACTCTCGTTGTGCCAAACCTCTGAACCGCGATGGCAGCACACTTGTTGGCGTAAATTATGCTATCGATGATGTTTCCTGGATCTCTCAGCAGACCCATCGTTATTGCCGCAGTGTGAGTGTCTCCGCAACCTGTTGTATCGACGACGTCATCAATGTCGGTCGCCTCAAACTCCATCGACGAAACCTTGTATCTACCCTTGACGACACCCGGCGGTATAGATGTATCGATGCTATCAATCCAATGAAGTCGAGCACCAGCGGCGCCCATCGTTATCACTACATATTTAAAAAGCTCCTCAACGTATGGATATTCGCTCCTGTATATCTGATGACTGAACTCCTCAAGATTGAACGTCAGGACGTCGGCACCACGATACATGCTGAGGCACGGGCGTTTGCTATCGACGATGACGAGCGCGTCGCTTTCAATTGCTTTTTTGACGATTGACTTCGTTATCGTTCCTTTATCATAATCGGAGAAGATGACGGCGTCGAAGTCAAAGGTTGTCCTCTCCATCTTATCTTCAAAGATGCAAACATCGCTGCTGCTAAACTTCTTTCTGTTATCAACACGAAAGATATGTGTGGCACCGTCGATGAACCTACACTTCTCCATACGGTCACGTGATGCATAGCACCTGTTTGGTATGAGACCATGATGCGTCATCTCATACTGCTCACCCACACCACAAATGCCAGATACATATACCTCAACTTCATCGCCGCCAAGAGCCTGAATGTTAGCTGCTACATTTGCAGCACCTCCCAATCTCACTTCATCTTCTTCCTCTACGTCATAAATTGGAACGTCCGACGCCTCCTGGCTCATCCGCTCAGTCTTAACGTAAACGTAGCGATCGTAAATTATATCGCCTATTACGAGAACTTTCTTAGGGACCATTCTTTATTTTCTCAATGATAGCAGAAGTCGAGACACCCTCTGCATGATATTCTTTAGGAACGATGCGAACCTCAGCAATGTCCGCGCCGACCACAGTGTCTTCAAGTCCGGCATACTCTGGTCCTTTCACGATAATATCTGGTTTAACTCGCTTGATAAGCTCGTATGGAGTGTCTTCATCGAAAATATGGACGCCATAAACCATATAAAGATTGCTTACGATACGAAGACGTTCCCATTGTCTAATGATTGGCCTGTCATCTCCCTTGAGACGTCTCACACTTTCATCACTGTTGATGCCGACCCACACCTGACCATCGTCTCCAGCGAGCCATTCTGCATACTCTATTGTCTGAAGATGGCCTACATGGAACAGGTCAAAGCAACCGTTCGTGAATACTCTCATTCAAACTCCGTATTAACGAATTCCTTTGGTGTAAGACCCTTGTCATCAACGAAATACATAGCATCTTCTTTGCCGAACCTGAGCTCATCGTAACAAACACGATTGTCTTTCAGCCACGTTTCAGTCATCTCGCGGTAGTTCTCCTCGATGAACTCAACATTGCCAGAGCAGGCGCTCATGCCGCGAGCCGTGAAGATGACAATCTTGTATCCCTCAGTCCAAAGCAAATTGACCTTGCGAATTACCTCAGTCTTTGGCTTCGCTAGGTGATACGTCCCCGTCCTCTCCTGTGAGCACAACGTCCCGTCCAGGTCCATCACTATCGTCTTAGATGACATCAAACCTTCCTTCACTAAAACCTGATAGCGGGATGTTCAACTCTGCCAGCTTTTTCCATCCGTATACTTCAAGTTCTATGTTCGGATTATCTCGTTTTACAGCTTCAATTTTTGAAGCATGAGCCGTCTCGTAATATGGGTTCTTCACATCAACATATTTATCTTCTTCGATGAAATAGAAGTCAGGATAGTATGAGCGCTCGTTCCCGTCGTCATCGACGTAGGGAATTCGCCCGACATGTGCGTCGAACTTGATGTCGTTCTCATCGAGATACCTAGCAAATTCTAACTCCCAGAGACCCTGGCATTTTATTGTTTGGCCGTCTTTCTTCTCGTAATCATGCCACGAACATTGTCCAACACGAACGCCGTCGAAGTCTCCGCGAGCCCATGCTCTTGCGACACCACGAGAAATTAAATCCCTCATTTCTTGATTTTCAAATTTCTTCTTTGCAGAAATTGAAGCCTTCTTACGAAACTCTGGCTTCTTCATTCCGTTCTTTTCACCAGAATTTATCTTTCTCTCTTTGCTAGTCTTTGAGACTTTCGCAGCCCACTCAGGATGCGTCTCTTTCGTTCTATACGTCCTGCCATAAGCGGGATTTCCTTTCCCAGAGAAAATCTTACTTTTAAGTTTCTTAAGACATTCTTTAGAGCAAGTCCTAGTAGCACGTTCAGGGCGAGACGGCTTCACATATGTTTTAAACTCAGAACCACAAATCTCACAATTTTTCTTTGTCATCGGCATGCACTAAATAGTCTTTCTGGTCAGTGCTTACCGACTTTTTGCTATAATCACCTATAACAGCTCGACCTTCCATTTCTTCCCAATCTCTATTGGTTCTAATTTCATCATTCCTATCAAGGATGACAGAAAAAAGCTTTTCTTTTAAACCAACAGATGCACAAAAATGACGTAAGTTATTAACATCTTTGCTAAAACAGTGGCCACCGTAACCTAAATCTCCGTCCGGACCTGGCACGTCCAAGTGACTGTTCGCAATTCTCCTGTAATCGAGACACGCCAACAGCTTCACCTCATCGTAATCAACACCCAGCTCATTACAAAGCAGATACATCTCATTTCCAAAGATTACCTTCGTTGCAAGAATTGCATTCGTAAAGAGCTTACACAGTTCAGCCGTCGTCGGGCCGCACTGAAAAATCATGCCATCATTTTTTAACATGATTTTCCTCTCAAAGAATTTGCCGACGACAAGAGCGTCCTCCTCATCACCGCCCAAAATGACGCGCTCGATGGTCTCAAAATCCTCGATGCTGTTCTTCTCCGTGAGAAACTCAGGAGAAAACAGAACGCGGAGCCCGCTCTCCGCCTGCATCTTCTCGGTGAAGCCCGGCCACACGGTGCTTTTAATGATAACAACAAACTCGCTGACATCGCGACCCACGTTCTTCGCTGTCGTCTTTATGTCATTAAGCACGCTCTCTACGATGCCGGTGTGACAAGAACCGTCCTTCTCCATCGGCGTCGGCACACATGCAAAAATGATGTGGCTCTCGCGAACGACGTTCTCAAGAGTGTCAAAACCTTCCTGATATTTGTCATACACTAAAGTAGAACAGTCATCCTCGAAGAACGAGATTACCGCTTTTCCTACATAGCCAAAACCGACGGAACCCACCGTCATCTTTGACAAATCAAAATTCTCTACAAAGTCCGGATCGTTGATGCTAACCATTGATAATTCCCTCGAATAATTTGTTGAAGCGCTGTGCCTGAACCCGCCAGTTTTCTGCTACCGCACGCGTTCTCGCATTATTAGATATCAGTTCATAGTGATACTCATTTGCATTCGCATATTGGTCTATGAGCGAGACCCAATGTTCTACATCACACACTATTCCATCCACTCCCGGCTGTATGAGCTCGGACGGCGTACCCATATCAGGCGGATAGAGGACCACGCAGCCGGCCGCCATCGCCTGACGGTGCGCCCTGGATGAGGGTTCCTTGAATATGGAAGTGTATGGGAGGAACCCACTCGTATTGAATAAATTCCACAGTTCTGGACCATTGTCAAGATTATCGTGATACACAATGGCTGGATGAATAACTTTTATCATTCCAGATTGCAATTCGCCTCCAATATCATATTGAAGATTCACGTAGTCCGGCCAGCACACGTGAAGCCTGAAGCGTTTATCACGCTGGAATAGCATCATCGTTATTTCGTAGGCTTCCTGTATCCCACGGCCAGGGTCCGAGGCCCAGAGAAGCTGGTGACGGTTCTTCTCCGGCGACGGTTGGTATATGCTCGTATCCACTCCGAGTGTCACACCGGGCAGCAGACGGGGCGCCACAGGCATACGAATGCACTCCTCCGCTATGTTACGCTCGTGCCACGTCGGAAAACAAAGAATACCATAAAGTTTGTCATCGACGGTAGCACTCTCTACAGTCTGAAGCCACTCTCGTCCGTATGAGTGGTCCTGACTGTTAATTACGTTTATCGCTTCTGGTCGATGGCATTCCTCAAACCACTTTCGCCAATGGATGACAACATCGTATTCACGTTTCAAGAACTCATCGTATCTAAGAACCTCAACGGGACTTGCATCCTGAAAAGTCATCACTGGACCCCAGGCATAATCAGAAACAATATCTACGCTATTGAAACCGTAAACTGCATAGTAATAAGGAAGCTCAAGGTGATACTGGATAAATTGACGAACGTAGTTTCTGCGTTCCAGGTCCAACCAGTCCTTCTCTATTCCGATGAAAGCAATCCTCACACCTTCACCCTCAGCGTGATGCCAGCATCACCATATGTAAATTCTTCGACATCACAACTATCTATGACGGTCTTCTGAGCCCAGTTCAGTGGCTCAGGAACTGACATATACTCTATGTGTCCCCTTCCCACGAACTCTCCATTGAGATAGAACTTCGTCATATTATAGCTGCACGAGCCGTGTATCGTGATTGCCGCCCAACTCTCGCCGAAATGCTTGCCCTCTTCGATGTAGAACGTTTCGTGTCCCCTCGTAAAAAGCTTCTCGAGCGCTATAAATTTTATCTTCACTTATATAATCCCTTCTCGTAGTAATCAAGATACCAATCGACGGTCCTGTGCAGCCCCTCATCAAGGCTGGTAGTCGGCTTCCACTTCATGTCCCGCTCAAGCTTGGAGGCGTCAATGTATTGGCGCTCAATTTCCTTGAAAAGCGGGTCTCTCGGCAGAACGATTGGGCTCTCCTCGACGCCGAGTATCTTCGAAATCTTATCGACCAGCTCGTAGATTTCCACCTCTCCGGTGCCGCCGACATTGTAAGCCTCTCCGGTAAAGACGTTCGTCCTGACGTCTCCCATCTTAAGATATGCATCGATGACGTCATTGATATAGACAAACTCGCGCTTCATCTTCTCGACGTCAGAGTAGAGCTGCGGCGGCTTTCCCTCTGAGGCTCGTCTTATCGTATTCGGAATTATACGAGAGAGGTTCATGTCTCCGGGACCGTAGATGTTGCTGCATCTGGACACGAAGATTGGCATGTCGTAGTTCCACGCGTATGACCTGGAGACCATGTCCATGCACGCCTTAGACGTATCGTATGTGTTTCTCGGCTGAAGAGAGTGGTTCTCTGTGTATGGCAGAGATACGTGGTCTCCGTATGCCTTGTCGGACGACGCGACGACGATGCGCTCCACCCTTCCCACGTTCCTAGCGGCCTCTAGAAGATTGGCAGTCCCCATGACATTCACTCGATACGTCGTCATCGGATCCTTTGACGAGACCCTGACTATCGCATACGCTGCGAAGTGGTAGATTGTGTCGATTTCATAGAAGGAAATCGCTTCACAGAGGTCATCGTAATCGCAGATGTCGCCGATGAGAACATTGATGTCATTCGCTATCGTTGGAGGGAGCGAGTTAATGTTTCTCACCAGGCCGACGACGTTTGCTCCTTCGTCATTTAGCCTCATGGCAAGACGAGAGCCGACGAAGCCGCCCACTCCCGTTATTAAAACGTTTCTATCTTTCCAGCTCAATCTTTACCCCCACGGATCTTCGAGCTTGAAAGCCCGCATCTTGAAGTTCCAATTCATTCTCTGATGTTCCTCTTCAAGAAACTTAAACTTACCAAAACCAAAACTCATCAGTTTATGCTGAAGCATTCTCTTCGTGAATGCAGTATAATGCCAATTTCCCTCTACATCCTGTCCGCCGTAAAGGCGGTTCATCGCAGCTTGGGCAATCTCCATCGGTCCTTTTCCGCACTCACTGCAGCCACCACTCATTTCATCAGCAAAAATACGAAAATTGCCTCCACAAAAATTGCACATATGATTGCCAACAAGATTAACATTCGCAGCATCTGAACAAATCTCAAAATCAGGAACCTGGATATCTACGAAACCGTCGGTCGACAGAACACGCCAGCACTCCTGAAGAATTGCGTCAGTCTTCCCATACGGAAAGTGCTCAAGAAAATCCAGCATCAATATCTCATCAGCGATGCCGTCCTGCCACGGCCACGGAAGCTTTCCCAAATCGAGAAGTTCATCACACGGCATCATCAAATCTACGTTATGGTACCCCTCACGACTGTCCTGTCCACACCCAAGATTTAACTTCAGCATTCAATCTCCTTTATGAAGCTGACGATTTCCTCCGCTCGATGGATAGGTAGATGGTCTTCACACAATTCCTGGTAGAAGGCCGCCCCTTGTCTCTCGTAAATGGGACCATCAAACCATCCGTGTATGAGATCCTCGGCAACTTCCAGAAGCGCCGACCCATCTTCAAACGTGCAGAACTGCCGAGGCCCGTCACCCTCATCACCTAACACAGTATTTGAAAGCAGACATGCGCCAGAGAAGCCCGCCTCAAAATGCCTGCACTGATATCCCCACCCCTCTCCAAAAGGCTGTCCCACATCACAAGCATGGTTTAGCACGACCCTCGATTGGTTGTATATCTTGTTTATCTCGTGTGGGTCGAACGTTCCACCAGATGCGACGCTGTATCCTGCGTCATTCAAAATATTCACCATCCTGCGACGGCTCTCATGCATGATGGGATTGCTAAGGCTTCCTATGAAACAGAAGTCCTGCGTCTTCTCAATGCTCAGTGGTCGATAAATGCTCGGGTCAGCAGTCACGATTAGCTTCTTTGCTTTTTCGTATCCCAGTCGCTCCGCAACTTCGGCGCCCGTGCTATCGAACGTGAAAGCATACTGACAGTATTCCAGCGTCTCCTTTAGCATGTTCTCAATGCCTGGAGCCCTGACGTCATCTGGCTGATAGACTATTGCCGGAGCAGTCGGATTTACCATGCCTACAAAATCACCGGCATTCTTGAATATGATCGTGGCATCTGGAAGAATGTGCCAACGCTGTGTGTCGTTCGGCCTGCTAGGGTCGAACATTGCAACATCTACGCCAATATCCATCAAACCCTTGGCAAAAGCAATCTCGGTGCCGAATGGCGCGTTTCGAACGAACGCGCCAATCATGTTAATCTTCATCTACCCATACCATTCCCGGCGAAACCCGATAGCTATCATCCTCATAATGCATCGTGCTGAACTCAAAAAGCTCGCTATCTTCTCTCGCCGATATTCTATGAGCTTGCCCCGGCCGAAGCAAGATACGCTCTCCAGGAAATAAATCCTGTTTGTAACGTTGCCCGACCTCAGGGTCAATGAGCTGAATTTCGACACAACCACTCTGAAGATACATCGTCTCAGTTTTCTTCATGTGATAGTGCATTGAGCCCGCGTGACCCTTCTTGATAAAAAGAAGCTTACCACAGTAAAGGTCCATGTTCTCAATCCATAGCTCATGCCCCCAAGCACGCTCAACGCGAACGATGTCCTCGTGGTCTGTCTTAATTACGCGAGCCATTTTTCGATGTCCTCCTGAAATCCTTGTATCGCCTTGTCTGTCTGCGGATGTGAAATTAGCTGTTCAATCGTCTTCATCGAGGCGGTGACTATGTCTGCACCTGCAGCCCAACAGGCAGTAATATCTTCAGGCTTTCGAATACTACCACAGATTACTTTCGGCATGGGTATGTCGTATATACTGTAGCATCGCGTTGCGCCAAACATCATCTTGCTTTCATAAACATAATTTTTATTAGTCCTGAAATTTGCAAATCTTCTCAACTCATCATCTGCGTCGAGCTTGCCGTCCTTCATTCTATTGTAGAAGAAAGAGACGACCGATGCGCCAGCGTCCATCGCCATCTTGGCTTGGTCCGCAGTCATGCACGCCGTGGCATTCACCTTGATTTTCTCATTCACCTCAAGGTGAGAGATGACAGTCAGATTATCGAGAGTGACCGGTATCTTGACGAACAAATCAACGTCTTTGAGCTCATCTCTCAGTTCGATGGCCTGCTTCACCATCTCCCTAGGCTCAAGCGTGATGACCTCGACGCTGAGGTGCATCCCAATCGTCTCCTCCGCAATCTCCTTTAGCTTCCCTACGTAGTCACCCTTCTCTTCTTTCGCCATGAGAGACGGATTGGTCGTAACTCCCGAGATTGCAGTCGTTCTCGTTAGCCTCTTTATTTCATCTATATTCGCAGTATCAAGATAGAGTTTCCCCATTTGGTGTCTCCGTTCCTTTCATTTCGCAAGATAGAGCCGCCCACAAGTTAGCTCTTCTGAGATTATCTGATACGTCCTCTGAGGACAATTCACCTGAAGCTAGCACAGCTAGAAAAGCATCACCTGCTCCACATGTATCGACAATCTCTACTTCATGCCCATGATGTCTGTGGAACATGCCATCGATTAACGAGTATGAGCCCTTCTCTCCAAGCTTCACCACTATATCACAGTTCCACTTTTTTGAAAGATTGAGAAGCACTTTATCAAAATGCTCGTTATTTCCCTCACAGAACTTATATGCACAATCAGACGTCGCAAACTGTATCGCATCAAGCTCACGTTCATTAACTAACATGATTGAACAATCTCTATACCAACCGTGATTGGTAGTGCTCTGTGAGACCTGACTATCAACTATAATAGGCTTTCCCACTTGATTACACTTCTTAATGAGATGTGCAGCTATTCTTCGGCTCATCACCCCGTGACGATTGTCCGCTATGACAACCCTATCGATGTCAGGAAGTAAAGCATCAAATGCGTCGCAAAATTGTAGCTCACTATCGTTATCATGTTTGCCCTCATTTAGTTGGTCGAACTGAAGAAGCTTATATCCATCTACGAAGAAACGTTCCTTCGTCGTCACGCTATAGCCCGGAATTTCAACGACCTCAGTGTACAGGCCCGCTTGAATGTTTTCGTTACCGTCAGCTGCAGTCAATAGATATGCATATGTTGCGCACAGCTCTTCAAGATGTCTGCACACATTGGCAGCTCCACCAAGAGTAAACGTCTCTTCCTGTCGCTTCGCCACTATAGTCGGCGTCTCGGCGGAAATGCCGAGCGCCGTTCCGTAGTGGAATTTATCGATGATAACGTCGCCGACAACTAGAACCTTCATCATCAATCTCTAATCTCTTCAATGCAACGATAACACAGTATTCTTCCATCATCTGTCCTGCGTCCGCAATACCAACAGTATTTCGCTATTAGCATCTTCATACTCTCAGCCCTCCCAATTTCTTAAGCATGTCGAGCCTGTCGAGGTGCCTCTGCTCTGTACACTCAGTCTCCATAAATGCCTCGACGATGTCATCAGTATCGCCGATTGGCGTTCGCCACTGGCCGAGGACAAGCACATTAGCGTCGTTGTGCTCCCTAGCAAGATAGGACGTGGCCATATCGGTGACGAGAGCGGCTCTGATGCCCTCAAAACGGTTCGCCACTATGCTCATTCCCGTCCCAGTCCCGCAGATAAGAATTCCCCTTGCATCATTCATCTTTACCAATTCACATAGACCCAAGGCGTATTCGATGTAATTAACTTTGCCGTGATACTCGAACGGACCCAAGTCGATAACGTCATATACGTCTTTCCACATCCTCACAATGTGGGCACGCATTGCATTCCCGTTGTGGTCGGATGCAATATAAATTCTCTTCTTATTGTCCGTAGTCATTCATGTATCTCCTATGCCACTTGTCGGCATCATGGAACTCAGGAAGGTTCTTATTTAAAGAACGAATGATATAATTCTTCTTCGCTACATTCTCCACAGCAACCGCCAAATTCACAGCTTCAGTCGCCAAATCGCCGAACGTCAGAACTCCGTGTCTCTCAAGAAGCACAGCTCTCTCCCCTGAACCGAAACTTACTTTATCACCCCAGTTATTGAGATCTGCGTAAGGAAGACACCTGATTGTTCCTCCGAAGTAATCTGCATGCTCAGTTATGTAACAGTCGACGTCCATTCCGCATGCCGCGAATGCCACCGCGTATGGAGAATGCGTATGACATATCGCACCGACCCACTCATGGTTATCGTAGATGTCTATGTGATGGGAAGCATCAACAGACGGCTTCAGACGCTTCTTTTTCATTTCAGCTTCAATGTCTTTCGGCTTCACATTACCTACTTCTATAATGTGAGCGCCGTCCAGCGTCACACCACATATATCGTTAATGCCGACTTGCTCGTATGGAACTCCGCTTGGTTTAATCCACACATTGTTTCCATCTCGCATCGAGACGTTACCGTGAGTATCTTGCACGACGCCCTGCATCTTCGCCATTTTATGGATAGCGTTGAGAACCTCTATCTTTATGTTCATCATTTCCATCCCAATACGTCATTTACAGCACGAAACATCTGGGAGACTGTCGTCTCTTCGCCATCATAGCAATGATGTCCATGTGTTCCCCATGGACCGTTCTTCGTAGAAGACTTTCTGCCGAACGGAAAGACAGCAACACACGGTATCCCCATCGAAGCAGCGACATGCATCATTCCTGTATCATTGCCGACATACAGTCTGCATGTGCTAATTTCGTAGAATGCCTGTGAGATGTCCGTTATCTCCGGAACGAACCTCGCTTGAACATCTCTATGGATGCCACGCATTATCGGCTGAAGCGAGAGGTGCCAGTCCATTATATCTCCCGTCGAACGAATGCGAAAACCTCTCTTCTCCTTCAAGATGCGAGTTGCAAGCTGAGAGAACTTCTCATTTCCCCAATGCTTTTTCTTCCAGAAGCCCGCGTCATCCTTCTTATATCCAACGCCAAAATAGATGTCTCTCGTCTTCTTATCGACTGCATGAAAGCTACAATCAGGCGTGGGTCCCTCATATCCCAAGTCACGAGCATTGTCCATCTGATATTCTATCTCATGTTTTTCCCATGAAACTAGACCCTCAGTCGTCGGATCCGGACGCGTCCTTCCATCCATTACTTTGATGGCCTTAAAGTGTTCCGTGTTTCTCCAGCGTCCATCGAAGGGAATTGCCATGATGGCGACGTCGTAGATAATCTCACCAGCTCTGTTAATGAACAAATTGTCGATGACGCCGCTGTCTCTTAAACATTCCATTACTGCAAAGGCTCCGCAGTCGTCAGGAAGAGAACCGACCATCACATCCACTCGATGTCCCATGGACTTGAGTGTCTTGAGCATTGGAACACACATCACAGCGTTTCCCAACCCGAATGTCTTACCTACGAGGA